AATCCGTCGGCTTAGAATATCCATTTGGAATATTTTAGTAGAAACCTACTTGAAATGTTATTCTACAATAGGTTTGCGAGTTGAGGCAAGCCTATTTTTTTATCCCTCATAAAACGGCTTGATAGTAGGTCTGCCTTAACTTGGCAGACCTATTTTTTTGTTTTACGGAGGTATTGCTTATGGGCAAGAAGAAAGACGTGGTTTATCTCGGAGTGTGTCTTTCGCCTGCTACCCACGAGGAACTGAAAAAGCTCGCCGCAGAGAAAGAGCTTTCGATGAGCACCCTCGTAAGGCAGCTTATCAGAGATTATCTCGCAAATGCGCAGAAATCGGCGTAAAGGAGGCACGGCATGAAACGCTTGAAAAGGTTGGAATCAATCGTCCGCGCGGAGCTCACGGAGAACGAGGCGGCAAGAAAGAGCGACACGGCTCTCCTCATGGGCTGTTTCGAGCGCATGGGAATTGACACATCAAGGTCGTTTGCGGAGCTTGCGGCAGACGGAAGCCTACGGCAAATGGAGAGCATTACAAGGGCTCGCCGCAAGGTGCAGGCAGACTCTCCCGAGCTGAAAGACGGCACCGTTACGGAGCTGCGCGCAGCCCGCGAGGAAGAGTTCAGAGAATACGTGAAAGCGAAATAAGGAGGACATACAAATGGCAAGCGAAAAAGGGTTTGGCACACCGTCGGAGATCATCATCGACGGGCGCAGAATGAGCCGCGAGGAGTTCGAGACGCATATTGCGGAGTCGGGCGTCCCGCAGGTTGACGTCAAGAGGTTTGCGCTTACGCGCATAAACGGCGTCGTGAAGCTGTACATCGCTACGGTCTGACAGGAGGGAACACAAATGAAAACAATCTCGTTTAAGCAGGTGGAAAGCGCACTTTTCAATCTCGACAGCATGAGGACGAAACTCATGAACGAGCGCGACGAGGCTTATGAGCGTGCTTGTGAGGCGTTCGCCAAGAAAGACCGAGAGTTGAGCCGAAAGCTCGGAGATGAAGCCGATGAGATAGAGGCGAGGATCGACGAGGTAGAGGAGCTGCTCGGGAAAATGCGGAGCGGGCGCGTAACCCGCAAAGAGTGGGATAGAGTACAGGAGCTTGTCGCCGAAAGGCAAATGCAGAGGTATGTAACCTGCCTCAACAGCGGCATGGACGAACGCACCGCCGCGGGCGCATTTGACGATTGACGGCGAACACAACAAACAAAAGGAGACAGAGATCATGAGAAACTTCAAACGCACAAAGAGCTTATCTGTGGCGAATATCTTTGCGCCCGAGCTCGTCGGAAACGGCGGGACGGAGCGCAGGCTTTTCGCCGTTCGGGTAGGCTCTTTCTCTTGTCTCGGGAGGGCTGTATGGCACTTGAAAAGATCAGGTTGAAACACGGTTCTCCCGAGTGGCAGGCGTTCCGCAAGACGGGAATAGGCGGATCGGACGCGGCGGCGATCCTCGGACTGTCCCCGTTCAAGTCAAACATTGAGGTTTGGGAGGAGAAAGTGGGGCTCCGCGAGCCCGAGGACATCTCCGACAAACCGCAGGTGCAGTACGGAACAAGGGCGGAGGATATGCTCGTCAAGCTGTTTGCGCTCGACTATCCGCAGTACAAGGTGCGTCAGGATAAGCAGACGGTGTACCGCAGAGGGTTTATGTTCGCCTCGCTTGACGGAGAGCTTACGGAAATCGAGACAAAGGCGCGCGGGTTTATCGAGATAAAGACCACGGAGATACACTCCGCCGCCGCGTTGCAAAAGTGGGACGGGCACGTTCCCGAGTATTACTACGCGCAGGTGTTACACTACTTCGTTACGCTCGGTTGGACGTTCGCGTGGCTGAAAGTACAAATCAAGCAGACAGGCAGGAACGAGCAGACAGAGTTTATCACGAGGCATTACCCGTTCCTGCGCAGGGCTCTCATGGAGGACATGAAATTCCTCTACACGAGAGAAAAAGAGTTTTGGGGCTATGTTGAGCGGAAACAAAGACCGCCGCTGCTCCTACCCCCGATTTACAAAGAGTAACAAAAATCAAAATTTTTGGAGGACAAACTTATGGCAAACGAATTGGCACTCATTCTGAAAAGTCCCGTCGAGGAGCTTATTCCGAAGATGATCGCGTGGAACAACGCGGAGCTGCTCGCAAGGGTGGAGGCAACGCTCGAACAGTATAAGGGCGTAACCTACGACGATTCTCAAATCGCCACGGCGAAAGCGGACAGGGCGCAGCTCAACGCATTCTGCAAGGCTCTCAACGACGAGCGTATCAGAATCGGCAAGGTCTATAACGCCCCGTATGAGAAGTTCAAGGGCGAGGTGGACGAGGTGCTGCAAAAGGTCAAAGGCACCGTCGCGGAAATCGACGCGCAGGTCAAGGCGTTCGAGGAGCGCAAGCAGCAGGAAAAGCAGAACGAGATCATCGAATACTTCAAGGCGACCGTCGGAGACTTTTCGGGGCTCATTCCTTACGAGCGCATACACAACCCGAAGTGGCTGAACGCCTCCACGACGATGAAGTCTGTCAGGGCGGACATCGACGCCGTATTCGAGAACGCCCGCAACGCTCTCGTGGCAATCGAGGCGTTGCAGTCGGAGGACGAGGAGCTCGTCAAGGCGTTTTACTTCCGCACCCTCGACCTCTCCGCCGCGCTTATGGAGGACGCAAGGCTCAAAGCAGAGCGTGCCCGCGTCGCGGAGATGAAAGCAAGGCAGGAACAGGCGGCGGCAGAGGCGGCAAAAGCCGCGCAGGAAACGCCGCAGGAGCAGGCAGAAGTTGCCGCACCTGCGCCCAAAATGCAGGTCGTGCGGTTTCAGGTGGAGGGCACCGTTGAGCAGCTCAAAGCGTTGCAGCGGTTCCTCAAAGAGAACAAGATCAAATTTTCGGCAATTTAAGGAGGTCATATCATGAGCAACGCAGTAGCAACGACGAATCAGAGGCAGCTTTCGAGCAATCAACCGAAGTTCTCGGTTTTCATGAATCAGGAGCAGATCAAGGGGCTCGTTTCGCAGGCGGTCGGAAAGAACGCGCAGCGGTTTACCGCGAGTATTATCTCGGCGGTCAGCACAAACCCCGCGTTGGAGAAGTGCACGCAGAGGTCTATCCTCTCGGGCGCGCTTTTGGGCGAAAGCCTCGGGCTTTCCCCGTCGCCGCAGCTCGGGCAGTATTACCTTGTCCCGTTCGATAAGCGCGACAGGCAGGGCAACGTCATTGAGACAAACGCGCAGTTTGTGCTCGGCGCAAAGGGCTACAAACAGCTCGCTATGCGTTCGGGGCAGTATCTCGACATCGACGTGCTCGAAATCAAAGAGGGCGAGTACAAGGGCAGGGACAAGCTCACGGGCAAGCAGATGTTTGAGTTCATCGAAAACGACGACGAGCGCGACGCGCTGCCGACGGTGGGCTACATGGCGTACTTCGAGCTACTCAACGGCTTCCGCAAGCAGGTCTATTGGACGAAAGCGAAGATGATCAAGCACGCCGATACATACTCTCCCGCGTTCCATGCAGACAAGTACGACGATTACGTCAACGGCAAAATTCCGAAGAATGAGCTCTACAAATACAGCTCGTTTTGGTACAAGAACTTTGACGAAATGGCGTTCAAGACGTTGCTCCGTCATCTGATCTCTCAATGGGGCGTCATGTCTATCGAAATGCAGGACGCATTTGTCCGCGACAATGCCGTCATCAAAGAGGGCGGCGTGCCCGAATACGTCGAGTACGACGAGGCAGCGTTCGCAGAGCCCGCGCAGGCGGCGGAAACGGGGGCTCCTGCGGCAGAACAGCCGACGCCCGAGGAACAAGGCGAGTTTGACTTCTTCGGCGATACAGACGGCGCAGAGGGTTGACAATGGAGTTTGAGATAGCGGGTGCGCCCGTCGGCAAAAGGAGACCGAGGTTTTCGACAATCAACGGCTTTGCGCAGGCGATAAAGGTTGACGCGGACGTCGAGTACGAAAACATGGTGCGGCTGATGTTCAGGCTGAATAAACCGACGGACTATGACCTGTTCGACAAGCCCGTGAGAGTTCGGATAGAGGCTCATTTTCCTATCCCGAAGTCGTTTTCAAAGAAACGGGCAGAGGAGGCGGCTGCGGGTGCCATACACCCGCAGAAAAAGCCTGACGCAGACAACATAGCAAAAATCATCTGCGACGCGCTCAACAATATCGCCTATTGCGACGATACGCAGGTGATTGAGCTCACCGTCGTAAAAAAGTACGCAAGGGAGCCGAAAGTCAAGGTATCAATCTCCGCGTACTGATAGGGAGGTACACAATGTCAAAAGAATATTTCCCACACGATTACGGTGCGAGGTTGAGTTTAAGAGGCATACGCAAAGACTTCGGCTTGCAAGGGCTTGGCTTCTATTGGTGTTTTGTCGAGATTTTACACGAGGAGGGCGGCTACATAATGGAGAAAGACCTCGACAACATCGCCTACGATCTGCAAGTCGAGCCCGAGCTGTGCTACGCAATAACGCATAACTACGATCTGTTCACCGTGAAAAAAGGGAAAATCTGTTCGGAGCGGGTTTTGCGTAACATCAAAAAGCGCGCAGAGATTTCCGCCGCCCGACAAAAAGCGGCGAGAGACAGGTGGGACAACAGCCCGCCGCCCGAGGAGCAAAAACCCGAGCCGCTGCCCGTTCCCGTTCTTCCCGACGACGAAGCAGAGGAGAGGTCGCGTGCGGCAGACGAGAACTTTGAGAGCGGCGTCGAGTTCTACACGGATCAGATAACTATGCGCTGCGATATGTGGGAGGAAGAACTCAAAGAAAAGGGAACGAGCGCATTTGATCTCTTTTCCTCGCCTCCCGCCATTCTCAAACCGAGGCTTACGAGCCTGTTTGAGCTCATCAAGGGAAAGCGTCAGCAAAAAATCAACGGGCAGACCGTCGGGACGTTGGAGGTCATGCAGGCAGTAGTTGACTTTTTCACAAGCGACGAGAAGCGGTGGGCTCTCTATAACTTGATAATCGAAGTGGACGAAAAAGCCGCAAGCGGCGAAATAAAAAACAAGCAAAATTACCTCGTGTCTGCGCTGTATAACGCGGCAAAGATGAACGGGGCATAACGGAGGAAACATGAAAAACGAAAACAATGCCGCAACGGTTGCGGGCATGGTTGCAACGGAGCCGAAAAGGTACGACTGCTGCGGGGAACTGTTCTATGCGTTCGATTTGTCCGTGAGGCGAATGAGCGGTGCGGAGGACTTGATACCCGTCAATATGCCCGTCGTCCTTTGCGACGAGGTGAACGTCGGGGACGAGCTCTGCCTTGTCGGGCAGGTGCGCACCTACAACAAAATGGTGGACGGCAAAAGCAGGCTCATCGTCGTATTTTTCGCTTTGGAAGTGTCGGAGTACAAAGGGAACGAAAACGAGGTCGAGCTCACGGGCTTTTTCTGCAAACCTCCCGTGCACCGCACAACGCCGCTCGGACGAGACATCTGCGACGTGCTGCTCGCGGTCAACAGGGATCGGCAGCGGTCGGACTATGTTCCGCTCATTGTATGGGGCAGAACGGCGCGATACATCGCACGTCTTGACGTCGGTGCGCGCGTCAGAATCAAAGGACGGCTGCAATCGCGCGTGTATCAGAAGCAGACCGAACAAGGCGTCGTCGAAAAGACGGCGTATGAGGTGTCGGTCAACAGGATCGAGGAGGTAACGGACGATGAATAAAGTTATCCTTATCGGCAATCTGACGCGCGATCCCGAACTCTCGGAGACGAACAGCGGAATAGCCGTGTGCCGATTCGGGCTCGCCGTAAACAGACAGTATTCCTCGTCGGACGGGGAACGGGAGACGGACTTTTTCCAAGTAACCGCATGGCGCGGTACGGGCGAGAACGTCGCAAGGTACTGTAAGAAAGGGCACAAGGTCGCGGTGGTCGGAAGTATTCAAATGCGCAACTACGAGGACAGGGAGGGCGTAAAGCGCACCGCCGTTGACATCGTGGCGCAGGACGTCGAGTTTCTGACGCAGAGAGCCCGAGACGACGACGGGCAGTACGATGAGCCTGCCCCGAGGAGACGGGGCGCAAAACCGCAATTAGAGGCGTTTGACGACGACGGGGACATTCCGTTCTGACGCATAAAACAAAAATATGGAGGACAAACAGCATGAAAGAAGTAACAAGCGTTTTGGAGTTCGCAAACGCCGCCGCAATCGAGCGTATCAATTATGAGCTCGTAAAGGTCATCGAGAACATTCAAAACCCGAACACGGACGAGAAGCCGCGTAAGCTCACCGTTGAGCTCTGCCTGACGCCCGTCAACAACAGAACGACGGTGAACATCAAGACCACCGTCAAGAAGCAGCTCCGCCCCACGAATGCCGTACATTCGCAAATGGCAATGGCTCTGATAGACAACAGCTATCAGCTCGTTGAGAGCGGCTGCGGCTACATCGACGGACAAGCCGACATCTTCGGCGAAGTCCATGAAACCCACATCGTCAAAATCAAAAAATCGGAGGAATAAGGCAATGGAAAACAACAACATCGTAAACGACATCGAGCGTATCGTCAAGGAGAACAAGGTGCAGGTCATCGAGAGCAACGGTCGCACGTTTGCGACAAAAAGCCTCGTCGAAATCGAGCCCCGCAAGGACATCGCGGCAGAGATCAGGTTTTCCGATCTCTCGTCTATCGTGGAAATCGTCAAGAGGGAAATGCAGCGGTTTGTTCTGCCTATCTACATCAACATCGAGTCGGAGGCGTGCGTGTCGGTCATCACTTCGCTTGACGGCGAGAAAGACAGGGAAAAGCCGTACAGCGCAGTCGCGGAGGGCAACAGATTCCGTTTCGGCAATGGCTATGACTATGAGCGTTTCGTGATTGCGATCCGTTCGCTGTTCATTCAGACGGAGCACACGGCAAACCTTTTGCAGCTCCTCAAAAAGGTTTCAAACATCGAGTCGGTCGAAACGTCCGACGACGGTATCACGCAGCAGGTGGTGGCAAAGCAGGGAGCAATGCTCGCCTCCGACGTCAAAATCTCGCCTATCATCAAGCTTGCGCCGTTCCGTACCTTTATCGAGGTGGAACAGCCCGAGTCGGAGTTCCTGTTCCGTATCAGCGACGGCAATTCGTTTGCCCTGTATGAAGCGGACGGCGGGGCGTGGAAAATTAAGGCGAAACAGCAAATCAGGTCGTTTTTTGAGCATACTCTCGCCGATGAAATCAAGGCGGATAACGTCGTGATTTTGGGATAACAGAACGCCGTGCGCCGCGCGCTGTTGCGCGCGGTAGCAGCGGCAGAGAGGTAACGCGCATGAAAAAGCTGACTTACACGAAGAAAGAACTGATGAAAGAGGCGCGGACGTTCTCTATCTACTACGGGCGAGTGGAGCTCATGTCGGAGGGAACGCGAAAGCGGTATGAGGCATTCTGCGAAAAGTGCCGAATTTACGAGGAGGAAAAACATGAAAAACAGAAAATGTCCGTATAAAGGGAGCCTGTGTCTCGATTATGGGAGCTGTGAAAGCTGCGAGTGGGGCAAGCTCATCAATCGCTATGAAAAGCGTATCAAGAGACTAAAAACAAAAATCGCCACGCTTGAAGCGTCAAACGATTATTTGAAAAGACGTTTATCGGAGGAAAAAGCATGAAATGCCTGATCCCGAACTCATGCGAGGACAGAGAGCTCTGCTGCGCATTCTGTAAGAAAAAGAGGTGCCCTGAACGGTGCCGAGACGACCACGAGGGTTGCAGATACTTCGACGCCGAGAAATACGAGCGCGAGGAGAAAACGGAGGATAAAAATGTTTCAGGATAACCTGTTCAGAGAGCTTGTCGTGGATAACTTTGCGGGCGGCGGAGGAGCGAGCACGGGCATGGAGCTTGCGCTTGGCTATCCCGTCGATATAGCAGTCAATCACGACGCGGACGCAATCGCCATGCACAAGGTCAATCACCCGTACACACGCCACTTTCAGGAGGACGTGTTCGCCATTGATCCCGAACGGGTTACGGGCGGGCGCGCGGTCGGTATCGCGTGGTTTTCGCCCGACTGTAAGCACTTCTCCCGCGCCAAAGGCGGCAAGCCCGTCGATAAGAAAATACGCGGGCTGTCGTGGGTGGTGTTACGGTGGGCTATGTCGAGCGTTGCGCCGCGCGTCATCTTCATGGAGAACGTGCCCGAGATAAAAACGTGGTGCCCGCTCATTGAGATAGACGGACAAATGCGCCCCGATCCCGCACGAGAGGGCGAGACGTTCAACGGCTTTGTGGCAATGCTCACGGGCGGAATTGAAAAGGAACACCCTGCATTTTTGGAGGCTTGCGAGTTTCTGAAAATAGAGCCCGACAGCGAGGACGGAGACAGACTTGCGGCGGGGCTTGGTTACGCGGTTTCATGGAAAGAGATGAAAGCCTGCGACTACGGCGCGCCGACGATACGCAACCGCTTTTACCTCATAGCGCGGCGGGACGGGCAGCCTATCGTGTTTCCCGAGCCTACGCACGGAAAGGGCAGGAAGCCGTACAGGACGGCGGCAGAGTGCATAGATTGGTCGCTTCCGTGTCCGTCGATATTCGGGCGCAAGAAAGAGCTTGCCGAGAACACGCTGCGCAGGATCGCGCGAGGACTTGACAAGTTCGTCTTGCGGAATACGAGCCCGTATATCATGTGCAACAACACAAACAACGTGCCGCATGGTGTGAACGAGCCGCTGCCGACGCAGACCACGGGCAACAGGAATTATCTTTGCGCTCCGTCGCTTATTCAGTATCATTCCGAACAGGGCAAGGGCGAAGTCCGCGGGCAGGAGCTAAATAAGCCGATTATGACAATCGACGGCTCGCCGCGGTATGCGATGAGTGCCTGCTATCTGACAAAGTATTTCGGCGGCGAGCGTCAGGCGGGCGCAAGCCTTTCAGAGCCCGCTCCGACAGTTACGGCGATAGACCATAGCGCGTTGGCGGCGGCAAACCTGCTGCATTACTATGGCGGCGCAGACCATGCGTCCCGCGTCGATAACCCGCTGCCTACGGTTACGACCTTGCCGAGGCACTATGTCGTCAAAACATATTTACAGAAAATGGACGCGGCGCAGGACTTTGGGAATTGGACGTGCGTCCGCGAGATTCTGAACAAATACGCGGGCTATTCGATAGCCGCCGATGAGATTCTCATTATGGAGATTGACGGCGAGCGGTACTTCATCTCCGACATCGGAATGAGAATGCTCAAAGCGCGGGAGCTCATGCTTGCGCAGGGCTTCCCGCCCGATTACATCATCGACATCGAGTCTCATATCGGCAAGCGGTACAGCGAGGCAAAACAGATTGCCCGCATGGGCAACGCCGTCTGTCCGCCCGTTGCGGAGGCTCTCGTGCGGGCGAACTGTGCGGAGATCGCGTCGCAGCGCGTCATTGCTACAATGGCAATGCTCAACGCGGTTATTGACGAGAGCTGCCATAGGAAAAGGCAATACAGGAGGGTGGCGCAATGACATCGAAAGATTGGAGCGGAAACATCAATTCCGTTTGGAAAACCCTCGGGGCGAGCAATCACACGGAGAACGAGAGGGAGGCGGACGACTACTATGCAACCGATCCGATAGCGATTGACAAGCTCTTGGAGGTCGAAAAGCCGCGCCGTTTTATTTGGGAATGCGCCTGCGGAGGTGGACATCTTTCCGAAAGGCTTACGGAGCGTGGCTACGACGTTTTCAACAGTGACATCAAGAACAGGGGCTACGCAAAGCAGCATTTAGTCTTGGACTTCCTCAAACAGGAGGGCAAGCTGTTCTCGTTTGAGCATGATATTCTGACAAACCCGCCGTACAAGTACGCGACGGAATTTGTGCTCAAAGCGTTGGAACTTCTGCACGGGGGCTGCAAGTGCTATATGTTTCTCAAACTCACGTTCTTGGAGGGGAAACGACGTTACATAGAGCTGTTTAGGGACACCCCCCCCGCAGCGTTTACGTCTTTTCCGAGCGCGTTCTATGCGCCAAAAACGCAGAGTTTGACCGTATGCGGGAGGGTGGCGGTTCCGCCGTCGCGTATGCGTGGTTTGTGTGGCAAAAGGGCTATGCGGGCGCAACAGAGGTACGGTGGATATAGGAGGACGACATGAAAATAATTGTTTTAAGGGACAAAGAAACAAAGCAAATTGTGAGAGACGCAGGCGATGAATATGAGCTGCTCAAAGCGCGCGGAAAGACCGATGAGGACATTGCCGCGCTTGTCGAGGAGTTCAACGGTCGTGAAAATCGCCCTCAAATCGCTGAAATCGTGGAGCTTGACGAGATTGCGCAGTTTTACAGGACGCTGAAACTGAACGCCTATAAAGAGCAGCTCAACGATTTTGAGTTCATGGAGGACAGGCTCGACGAATTGTCGAGAATGATAGAGAACTACATCGACGAGGCAAAGAAAGCCTACAAGGAGGGGCAGGAATGAAACTTATCGACAGGGAAATGAAAGTGGTCGAATCTATTACAGCGAAAATCAATCATTCGCTCAAATGTCAGGCGAGTTTTAATTCTGACGGAGTTTTAACGCTTCGGAATTACAACATAGAGGACAAAAACAGCGATGAGATTATTATTCTTTCCCGTGAGGAAACAGAGGCAATCGTGGAGCTTTTTAGAGCTATTAAGCAGCTCGGCGTGCCTAATATTCCGTTTTAAGGAGGGGTAAATGCCGATAAAGCCTGAAAATCGCGGGCGTTACCCCGCGAATTGGAAAGAGATAAGAGCCGCGATTTTGGAACGCGCAGACAATAAATGCGAGTTTTGCGGCATTGAGAATTACGCCGTCAGGGACGGCAGCCGTGTTGTCTTGACGATTGCGCACCTCGACCATACGCCCGAGCACAACAACCCCGACAACCTGCGGGCATTATGTCAGAGGTGCCATAACCGATACGACGCAAAGCATAGAGCAGAAACAAGGAGGAGCAAACATGATTAAAACTTTTATTTTCGTGGAGGACGGCAGCGTCGATCTTGACGAGCTGAAAAACAGCGTCGGAGATGACGTGCTCGTGGTTCCTTACAGGCAGGGAGCTGCGTCTCCCGAAATTCGGCAGCCGAGAGAGCCCGTTTCGAGGAGAGAGGTCAACATAAAGGATCGTCTGCTTGATTTGATGATTGAGTTCGACGAAATGGGTTTCGCTCCGACTACGGTATGCGAGGACGCGGAGGGGTTTGCTGTAAAGTGGAAAGAGCAGGTCGTGAACGAGATCGGGCGTCTCGAAGCAAAAATCACTACTCTTTGGCATAAAGCTGATGAAGCTAAAACTAACGCAATAATGCAAAAAAATCGGGCAGATATGCTCAAAGAGAAAAATACAAACCTGCAAGAGGGGCTGAAAAAAGCCGTCGAGGACGTTGCAGAGCGTATCAAAATGGCGTTCTACTATGAGTTCGACGAGCTTATACCGTCCACAATGGCGGACAAGATAGACGAAATCGTCAAGGAGGTACTCAATGAACACGAGCTATAAATGCAACTGTTGCGCAAAGGAAAGCGTTTGCAAGTATTCGGAGGAATACAAGCACGATTGCGAGCAGATTCAAAAGAACATCGTCGGTAAGACAACAGAGGTGCGGATCGTCTGCTCGGAGTTCGCTCCCGTCCCGCCGACCGTCAGGGAGGCGACGCGATGACGCAGGCAAAGTACATAGAGACATTCGCAGGGTATGATTACTTCCGCGATGAACACGGCAACATCTATGCCAAAATCGGGGACGAGATCATGTTTTGCAGCAATCACAAGCGCGGTCAGTTGACGGAGGACAAGGCGGAGCCGTCCTATCCCGTCCACGACGTCAAAATCAGTTATTAAAAAGCCGAAAGGCAAAGGAGATATTATCATGAAAGAACTCAACAACAACCCCGAAGTCGCCGCTGTGTGCGACGAAAAGCCCGTCTGCTGCTGCGACAGCAGCGAAAGCACGCCGTTCTCCAAGGACTGCAAACACTATATCGCTGACGGATCCTCCCGCCACGGTCTTTGCGAGCTGAAAAAGAGCCGCATTGACAAGTGGGGACAGGAGGTGTCTATCAGGCGCATGGCGTCGGGCAAAGCCTGCGGCAAGTCAGAGCGTGGACGACGCTCCGCTCCGTGAGCTTGAAACCTACAAGCAGGAATACCGCCTCGCGGCAGCGGCGAACAGGCAGCTTGCGGACGCGCTCGACAAGGCACGCGAGGAGAACAAAATGCTCCGCCTGCAAATCTTCGCGTTCGTCCGCAATTCCGCCGTCCTGCCCGTCGGCATTTGCCTACACAAGAGCGAGCAGGAAATCACCGACAAGACGTTTGAGACCATAGAGGCGGCAAAGGCTATGCTTGACGTGGAGGCGGTTAAAGCAGCTATGAATTTGGCTACCGACAAGGAAAACAGATTCGACAACGCCGATTGAGTTATCGGCATAGGGGAGGAACAGGCTTATGCCAAAACCGAAAATGTATTTTCAATTCGAGTTGCCGTCATCGGTCGTCGAGATCGTCAAAACGGTATGCGCCGACTACGCCCGCAGAGAACGGGCAATAAAGTACGGCAATGTTACAGGCGCGGTTTTGGCGCGATATGTGGAGCTCAATGCAATCATTGACGCCGCATTGGAGGACATAGAGATCGGCGTCAGAGAGGATATGCTGCGAGACATTCAGAACAGGCGCGGCTACGATTTTTCGCCTGCGTCCTACTGCATATCAAAGAATACATACTACAAGCGAAAAAAGAAACTTATCTACGACATCGCAAAAAACCTCGCGCTCGTATAGCTTATATATAGACTCTGTATATAATACTCTGTGTATATGAGTGTAAATAATTATATACAAGTATATAGGCTATCGAGCCGAGGCAAGCCAAAAGAAAAATAAATTGCGACTAAAAGCGCAAAAGTTTGTGGTAATATAGTAAGTAGATAATGTGCCGAATACCCTTTGAGGTTAGAGCCCTTTTATTCCGAAACGGAGTAACAGGGCTCATTTTGTTTTTTATCGGAGGATAGACAGAATGAGTCAGACAAAAAAGCCCGCAGGGACGAAAAAGAGGAACACCAAAGGTCAATTCGTCAAGGGCAATAAAATCGGAGAGGAGACGCGCTTTCAGAAAGAGAATGAGGCGGCGTGCAAGTACAAAGAGGAATACTGCGACAAGCTCATGGAGTTCTTCAATCAGCCCGACGTCGATATTCAGTACAAAGAGGTGTACAACGCAAAGGGCGAGGTGGTTTCAAGGACGCCTATCATGCTGCCTGCGGCTTATCCGACGTTCGAGCTGTTTGCGGCGAGTATCGGCGTAACGACAGGGACGCTGAAAAATTGGTGCGAACAGCACCCCCGATTTAAGGACTGCTATGCACGCGCGAAAGAAATACAGCTCGGAAAGCTCACGTCAAACGCTCTGCGCGGGCTGTATAACCCGATATACGCGAAGTTCGAGGCGGTGAACAATCACAATCAGAAAGACAAGCAGGAGGTCGAGACAAGCGTCTCGGGCGTCGGCTTGGACGATAAGACGCGCGCACTCATAGAACGGGTGGAAAGGCGGCTCCATGACGGGGAAAAGAAAGAGTAAAGCCGCCGCCGTCGATTACAACGACTATATACGGGACATCATGCGCGCAGAGTTTGAGTATTGCCGTAACGACGTCGTTTATTGGGCGAATAATTACTGCGTCATCGAGGACAAGGACTCTCCCGAGATCATCATTCCTTTCAAAGGGTGGGAGGCGCAGAATCAGACGCTCCGCGACTTCGATACGCACCGCCTCAACCTGATACTCAAAGCCCGACAAATGGGTATAACGTGGATCGCGCTTTACTACTGCACGCATGACCTCGTGTTCAATCTCGGGCATACGGTCGTTGCCCTTTCAAAGACGGAGGACGACGCAAAAGAGCTTGTACGCCGCATGAGCGTCATTCTCGACAATCAGCCCGAAATTTTACGGGCGGGCGGCTTGGTGTGGCGCGCGACGGCTACATCGGTGCTCATAACGGATATGAGCGGCAAGCTCGTCTCGACGTTCAAAGCCTTTCCCTCGTCGCCGTCGGCAGGGCGTTCCTTTACGGGTAACATTCTGCTGCTCGACGAGTGGGCGTTTCAGGAGTATGCAGAGGAGATTTGGACTTCGGCGTACCCGACAATCAACCGACCGACGGGCGGTAAAGTCATCGGCTTATCCACAATCAAAAAGGGCACGCTCTTTGAGAGCCTTTGGATAGAGGACAACGCCTTTCACAAAATATTCCTCTCTGTGTTTTCTGATCCTCGCAGAACGCAGGAGTGGTACGAAAGAACAGCCAAAGATTTGGGCGTCATGGTGAAACAGGAGTACCCGCGCACGGCGGAGGAGGCTCTCTCTAACCTCGGAGGCAGTTACTTCCCCGAGTTCGATTACAGCAAGCACACCTGCGAGCCGTTCCGAATCCCCGAAGATTGGACGATTTACAACACGTTGGACTACGGGCTCGATATGTTCGCGCATTACAAGGTGGCAATCAGCAATGACAATATCGCCTATGTATTCCACGAGATATACCAAAGCGGGCTTATCATCTCGGACGCGGCGGCAAAGGTCAAACTTGCAGAGCTGCGAGAGAATGAGGACGGGAGCGTGGAGACTTGGTATAAGCCGAAATTGCGGCTCGCGCCTCCCGACTTGTGGAATCGCTCGCAGGAGACGGGCAAGAGCAGGGCATTGTTGTTTGAGGAGAACGGGCTCGAACTTGTAAGGTCGAACAACGACCGCCATGCGGGTTGGCTCGCTATCAAAGAGCTGCTCAAAGAGCGTGTCGCACCGAACGGAGAGACCTATACGCGGTTAAAGATATTCCGCACCTGCACAAACCTCATACGAACGCTGCCGCAGCTCCTCATCGACGAAAAGGATCCCGAGGACGCGGCAAAAGAGCCGCACGAACTCACGCACGCGCCCGACGCCCTGCGTTACTTCGCAATCTATTGGACGCAGCCGCCGCAGCCGAAAGCTCCGAAAAAGGTCAAGTACCGCCCTGACATCATGGAGGACTACCTGAACGCGAGTGAGGAGGAACGGCAGATAATCATTAAACGGTATGGAGAGCCATTGCTATGAAAATTGATTTGAACGGAAACACAAAACTGTCCTTTTTCAAGGACTTGTACGACGACGCACGCGCAAATTCCGACGTGCTTTACGAAAAGCTCAAACAGCACCTCGAACAGTACAAAGGCAGCCCGAAAATCGACGGCTCCGAGGTGGACGCTTCGCAGGTGCGCAACGTAACCTATGAGCTTGTGGAAAGTCAGGTAACAAGCTATCTGCCGAATCCGTCCGTATCGCCGAAAATGTGGAGCGAGCAAAACGAGCGGAACGCAAAGAGCGTTGAAACCCTGCTCCGAAACAAGCGCAACGAGCTCCCGTTTGAAAAGCTCAACGACATGGACGAGCGTTTCAACCCGATCTACGGCGGCTCCGTGTGGCTCATCGAGTGGGACAACTCAATCACCACGCATAACACGGTGGGCGACGTTCGTATAAGCTGCCTTTCGCCGCAGAGGTTTACAGGGCAGCCGAGCATTTACGACATCAAGGACATGGAGTATTGCTTCATTCAGTTTGAGACGACGAAAGAGGAGATCGTGCGCAAGTACGGCGTTACGTTTGACGTCGCAGACGAGGCGGAGAACGACGATAACGCGGACGATAAGACCGCAACGCTGTATATCTGCTATTACAAGAACGATCAAGACAAGGTTTGTCAGTACATTTGGTCGGGCGACACGGAGCTCTCGGACATCGAGGACTATTTTGCCCGCAAGCGGTATATCTGCACGAAGTGCGGCAAGCGCAAAGAGCTCTGTACCTGCGAAAAGCCCGATTACGAGCTACAAGACGAGGACTACGAGGAGATCGTGCGAGATATTCAGCGTTCCGACGGCACCATAATTCCTGCGGAATGCGAGGTCATCAAGGACGGGCAGGTCGTCATGGAGACCGTCAAACAACAGGCGGTGGACGAGACAGGACAGCCGATTTTCGATGATTCGAGCGGTATGCTCATGCCTCTGCTTGTGGACGTGCAGGTGCCGAAAATGCAGCCGACAAAGCTGCCGTTCTATACGCCGAACATCTTGCCTATCGTCATTCGCAAGAATACCTCGGAGGAGGACAGCCTGCTCGGACAGTCGGACTGCGAGTTCATACGCCCGCAGCAACAGGCGATCAACAAGATTGAGAGCCGTATCAACGAAAAGCTCCTCGGCGCAGGCGTTTATCCCATTGCGCCCGAGAATGCGCCGATAGAGTACGACAACTCCATTTTCAAAAAGGTTTTCCGCGCAAATCAGAGCAATTTCAAACTGTTCGGCAAGCTCGATTTGCAGGTCGATATTTCCCGCGACATCGCGCAGGCAGAGCGGCTCTACGATCAGGCAAAGCGCATTCTCGGTATCACGGACAGCTTTCAGGGGCAGTACGATTCAAGCGCGCAGAGCGGCAAGGCAAAGCAGATTCAGGTTCAGCAGGCGGCGGGGCGTCTTGACAGCAAGCGGCAGATGAAAAACGCCGCGTATGCCGAGATAGATCAGATTATCTTTCAATATTATCTCGCATACGCCGATGAGCCGCGTCCTGCAACGTATAAGGACGCGCAGGGACGTATGCAAAACCGCCTTTTCAACCGCTATGACTTCATCGAACGCGACGAGGCGGGCGAGTGGTACTACAACGACGAGTATCTGTTCTCCGCGGACGCTTCAATCGACGTTGACAAGCAGCGCGAGCTCTTATGGGAGGAGAATAGAAAGAACTTTCAGCAGGGCGCATACGGTAACCCGCAGCTCCCGCAGACGCTTCTCATCTTTTGGCAGAACATGGAGCAGGCGCATTATCCGTGGGCGCATGAGAACGTCGAACGTATCAGAGACGAGATCGCGCGTCAGCAAGAGCTTCTGCTCGCACAACAGCAGGCGGCGGCTGCGCAGCAAGACCTCGACAAGGAAAAGCAGAACAGGACGGCTTATGAGGCATATCTCATGTCTCAAATAAATAACGGAGGACAGGCAAATGGCGGTCAGCAATAAAATTTCGATGTCAACTCTCGGGGGCGGCGGATCGTCGTCGGGAACGAAAAAGAAAAGTGCAATCAGCACATCGTACAGCGACAATCTTCTCGGAGGCGGCGTTTCAAACCCGCAGGTTTCCCTGCCGCAGAACTTGTCGTACAGGGATAATCTTGTGAATTTACAGCCCGTGGGAGGCACAGGCGCAGGTACAGGCGGAGTAACAAACGAGGGTGTTGTTCTCGGCAACCCGAATGTGGAGCGTATGCCGCAGATTAAGGAAAAAACCGACACGTCATACTCCGCAAATCTTCTGAACGCCGCCGCCCAACAGCCTACTACACCGATAACCTACGGACAGAAGCTTGCCGCCGCCGCTTCACCGCAGCAGACGCCGACGGAAAGCTCTCCCGATACATCGGGCGGAACAGGTGCGACGGGCTCTACGGCGGGCAGCGGTGAGGTCGATACATACGAGGAGTTCTTGCTCAAACAAGAGGGGCTCTATAAACAGCAGTATGAAAATCTCCTTGCTCAAATTGAAGCCGAGCGTCAACGTGGCGTGATTGACGCTCGGTCAAGCTACGAACAGAACAAAGCCACTTACGGCGCGAACGCGGAGCAGCTTGCCGCTATGGGGCTTTCGGGCAGCGGGTACAGCGATTATCTTAATCAGCAGGCTTATGCTACACAGAGGGCAGAGACGCAGGGGGCGAATGCACAAGCGGAGTCTAACAGGTTGCAGGCAGAATTGTCCTATACGGAGAACATGATGAATCTCGAAAAGGATAAAATAGGGCTTGAAGAACAGAAAAAACAGTATTACGCTGCCTTGCTTACCTCGGCAAATACGGGCAAATATACCTCCGAACAGATTGCTGCTATTGCGACGCAATATGGGCTTGATGAGGCGCAAATTTCGCAGTTGCAGGCGGCGGCGGATAAGTTCAAGAGCAGTTCGTTTGCAGAAGTTTATCGCACAGAGTCCGCGAATATTCAAAATGAGGGCTCTTATTACGACACCTCCTACTTGGATATATTGCTTAAAAATGGAGACATTGATCAAGAAACGTATAATGGTCTCATGGAGCAATATGCGGATGTTGTTGCCGAAGAAAGCGATTCTGAAACGCTTGATAATCTGCACGAAGAAGGAAAGATTGATGACGCGACGTATCAGTCAAAAATTGATGAATGGAACAAAGATATAGATACATCGACGGCTTTCTTCAACGGGGCTGATTATACGGCAGGGAAACAGGCGTATGAGGAGGTCATCAATAACCCGTGGGCAACAGAGGAAACGAAAGCACAGCTGAAAGCGTCGTACTTGCGTACCTATGCGGAGGATATTGCGCGCGAATTGGTCGGCGATTCCGTTACTGGCGGTGTGGTCGATATAAATAGCGGCTCCTATAACGCAAAGCAATGGGGCGATTATAACGACATCGGCGACCCCGATAGCGGTCAGGGACAGCTCATTTCACGCTTTGTTGCGGACGCAAAGGCGGGTAAGATTAAAGAGGGGCAAGTGATAACCGTAAACTATGGTCAGGTATGGAGCGATTACGGGGTATATGTCTATGTTGGAGATGGTGTGTTCGTCAAATGCAAAAACAGCGCCAGAAACGACTATGAAAAATACACTCCGAGCGGGTACAAATACGGCGGAATCAACGGCTCTATTCGTAAATAGCGAGGTGTAAAATGCCAAAAACAGCAGCAGATTTTCTTACAAACTCGAAACTGAAAACGGGTGTATCATTTTTAAGCGATGACGAGCGTAATTCTCTCATATCTCGGCAGACCGCAGCGTATGAGGCGGCACAAGCTGCCGCAGAACGTGAACAGAATCAAGGCGGTTTTCTCGGTGGTCTCGGATATGCAGCCGAGAAAATCGGTTTGGGCTTTCTAAGCGGTATTGAGGGTATTTGGGACTATGCCGCAGGCGGGCTTGCAAAGCTGTTTGGTGCCGATGATTGGGCTGAACAGCAGATAGCCAACGATTGGGTGAATTACAATCATGCAGATGAATGGTTTAACCCCTCGGAGGGGTGGCAGTTCGTCGGAGACGTTGCGGGCGGTATCGGTACGAGCTTGCCCGCGATTGCAGGTGTCGCCGCCGCAGGTGCGATTGCGGTTGCGTCAGGCGGCACGCTGTCTCCCGTTGCAGCGACGCTCATTGCAGGAAGTATTGCAGGTTTGGGCGCGGCAGGACGTGCGACGAAAGAGGCATACGACCAAACAGGCGAGCTCACGGGCAAGGAGTTCGGCTATGGCGCACTTGTCGGCGTAACAGAGGGTGCCATTGAGGGCGTTTCGTCTGCTATCGGCGCAGGCACAGGTGCCGTCGTGAAAAGTATTTCAAAGTCTTTCGGCAAGGAAGTAGCAAAGTCCGCGACGCGCAACACTTTGCTCAAAGGCGTTGTAAAAGGCTTTGCAGGCGAGGCTTTCGAGGAGGGTGTACAGGCTATCCTTGAACCCGTGTACAAGCGAATGACATACGATCCGAACGCGAAAAACGCGACCTTTCAGGAGGTCGCGTATGCTGCTCTTGTCGGCGGTTTGAGCGGTGCCATTATGGGCGGCGGAGATGTCGCTGTCAGGAATATCCGCGGCACAACGCGCGGCAATACACTTGTCAACGAGGGCAAGGCGGGCGATGTCATTACTACGGCAGAGCAGATTTCGTCCTATCAGACGGAGAATCAGACCGATTACGAGACCTTTCAGGTCGTGCAGAATACGCTTAACGAGCTGAAAACGAGCCTGCAAAAGACGGACGGAGAAGTGCGCACGGTGCGTCAGAAAATGCTGCTCGGCACGCTTGAACAGGCGAATACTTCCGCCGCCTTTGAGCCGATTGTTACGGCGAGCGCGGAGAATATTTATAACAACGCCGAGACGGTCGCGGCGCGCCTCAATGAGCTCGGGTATCAGGATCAGGACGGAAAGCCGATTCAGATTACCGCAGAGCAAATTAGAGAGGGGATCGACACGACGGACGCAAAGTCGTTCAGAAAAACGATGTCAAGAGCCCTCAAAACAAATTCCGCACTGCGGACGCTTGCGGTTGCCGATACGGTCGGGCAGATTTCAATGGACACGGCGCGTTTCAGGGACGCTACGCTTGCAGGGCAGCAGCTCTCTACGCAGGCAGACCTTAACAGGTTTGTTGAACAGGCAACGGACGCGGAGCGTCAGGCGGTCGCCGATAGGCTCGGCATTGAAAATTGGGAGACGCTCACAAATGAGCAGTTCCACGATAAGATTACCGAGTTTGTGGCGAACGGCGGCGTGCGGGAATATCAGCAGGAACGTGGATATGTCAGAGACGCGCAGGCTATCGCTCCCGAGAGCGCAAGAAAGCACCTGCCGCGCATGGTAAATCTGCGCAACGACGGCACCTATCGTTATACGCAGGGTGGCACGGACATCGCCATTACAAAGCGTGGCGACAGCTACTATGTGTACGACTACGAGAGCGGGCTCATGTCAAAGGCTCTCACACGCTCGGAGACAAACCGTGTGCTGCGCGAGATACACACGAACGAGCAGAACTATCAGAACGGCGTCAGGCAGCATACGGAAGCGCAGAACAGGCTCCGTGAGCAGGCGGCGGAGATTGACGCATACGCGCGTGAGACTATCTCCGAATACAAGAATTTGAGCGCGGCGGGGCAGGCTGCAATCAGAGCGACAATTCGTCAGGGCAGAGCTGCGGGCGTGCAGGAGGACTTTGTGCTCTCATGCGCCCGTGTTTCCGCACGCTCGGGACTTCGTGTCGTTTTCAGCAAAGAGGCGTCTTTCGTGGCGGCGAACGGCTCCTATGCGGACGGTGCAATCGACCTGAAAAACAATCGTATCATCATCAACCCCGAGGCAAAGAGCAGGACGGGGGAGAGTATTCTCATTCACGAGCTTACGCACGCAATTTACAACGATACGGACGGCTCTCTGACCGTTGCAGAGGGCTTGGAGACCATGACCGACGCCGAAAAGGAGAAAATTCGCAAGCGGTACGCGGCGGTCGGACAGGGCAGCGCATTGCAGGTCAGCGACGAGATCAACGCGCATTTTGCCGAACAGACGCTCTCGAACAAGAATATCCTTGAACGCCTTGTGCAGAAAAAGCAGACGCTCAAAGATAAAATACTCAGCTTTTTCAGAAAGGCTCGGACGGACTATCAGAGCGACGAAAGGCTTACAGGGGCGGCGGCACGGCTTTATCGGCAGTATAAAAAGCTGTTCGATGAGTTCTCCGCGCGCAATCAGCGGTATTTGGGTGTGGAAAACGCCTCCGAACAGGCAAGGAAGTACGTCGGTGATAAACATTTTGCCTTAAAGACTTATAGCGAAAAGCAGAAAGAAAATTGGAAAAACAGTAAAAATATTGTTATCTACGAGAGCTCGGAGCAGTTACAGGAATTTGTACGTCAGAGCAGATCAGATAATCAGTATAGTAAAAAAATGTACTTTGGAGCGATTGGCTCTGAATTGGCGGCGCGTATAGAAGAGCAAACGGGCTTAAATCTTGAAAATTATAATTATGCTTTGCGTTCTGATGAAGTGCGAAAAATTTTCAAAGATCACGGCACTGTGGGAACAGAAGCTCCGAGGGGGCAGCGTCCTGTTACAGAGGCTGATTTTTTGGCGATCCCCGATATTTTAGACGGCGCAACTTCTATTACACTTTCCGAGAAGAAATATAACGGTCAACCCGCTATTGCATTTTCAAAGGTGAGCGGAAATGAAAGAACGACGGTTGTTGCCGTCGTTTCGGGAAAACATTTAGACTTGCGCGTGCAAACTGAATATATAGGCATAAAAAAAGGAACCCTTGCCACGCTATCGGGTGAACAAGCCCCCAACAATACGCCCAAAGCGAGCCGTGGTACAGATTCCACTAATAGTATATCGCAAAACGCGGAAAATGTCAACTCCGAATCGCAAAAAGGCAAAAAATTTGCTTTGGCGGGCGAAACGAGCGAAACCGCAGACTTGTCTTTGCTTGATAGAGCAAAACAGTTACAGGCGGCGGGAGAGGACAGCGAGACTATAAGGCGGGAGACGGGGTGGTTTGTTGGGTATGACAATCAATGGCGATATGAAATCGACGACTCGGCGGCAACCCTTGTAGAGAAGCCTGCTTTTGAAAAACATTCCACGGAGGACGGGAGCTATCGTACAGCAAAACTTGGCGACATAATGCACCACGAGGAACTGTATGCTGCATACCCGTTTCTGAAAGACATTACGGTCATTTTGCAGGAAACGGAAACGGGTGTTGACGGCTCGGCTTTTGCGGAGGACGGGCAAATTGTCTTGGATCAACGGCTGTTTACGAGAACGTCGAAAGAGTATCAAAGATACCTTGAAAACAGGCAGCCTGAAATCAAGCGAATTGAACAAACGCCCGAATATCAGGAGTATAACAGATTTTACACGGACGAAAGCCTGCAAGAGACGTTATCTGCCGAAGAGTGGCTTGCGCAGGAGGAGGCGGCAAGAAATAAATTTTTTGCTTCCGAGCTCGGGAAAAGATACCATGAGCTTATGTGGGGCAAATCGAATGTCGCTACAACCGAACTCGGGTGGTCTGGCAAAGCAAAGTCTGTTCTTATGCACGAGGTGCAGCACTTGATTCAGGCGCACGAGGGTTTTGCTGGTGGATCAAGCGATACATATTGGTATAACCGCCTGCTGAAACAGTACAGGAGCGAGGCGGCGACTGTCCGTGAGAAATTTTTGAAACTCCGCATAGAGGCTGCACCCGAATTGCAGCAGGCTATGTACGACATGGAGGACGTTCTGAATCGCTTTGATGTTTCGACGTCATCTATTGCAAGGGCATATGACAACGCGGCGAGATATGCTCAAAACGATAGTCAGAGAGATATTTTGTGGGACTATACGCAGGCATATAGCAAGCTCGCCGATTTTTATAAAAACGGTCGTAGCTATGCGAGCGATATGTACACAAACACGGCGGGAGAAATAGAGGCTCGGGACGTGTCGTCGCGGTTGGAAATGACGGAAGAACAAAGGCGCGAAACAAGACCTGACATTGACAGGCGCAAAGTGTATTTTTCCGAAAAGAACGGAGGAGGAGATTCGCGCAGTTATGCTTTGCCTGATACGGACAGCAGCGGAAACGCCTTGTCAAATGAGCAGAGAGAGTATTTTTCACAGAGCAAAATCACAGACGAGGAGGGGAGGCTCCTTTCGTTGTATCATGGATCTAATGCGTATGAGGAGATTCATGTGTTTAGGCGCGGCAAGAATGGCTATCTTGGGGGTGGAATTTACTTAACTGATAGTGAGAGCTATGCAAGACGGTATGCCGATAAAAACGGGTACAAGGGTAGAATTTACAATGTCTATGCTGACGCAAAAAACCCGCTTGAAGTTTCCACAAATGCGCCCGCGAAAGAGATTTTGAGGGCAATATACGGCTCGGATAGAGTGTACAATAGGAGAGCTGCCGCCCAAAGCTATGAAACACAGCTTATTACGTCATCCGATATACGAAAATTGCGCGAAAAGGGATATGACGCTATCGTATGGCGTTTTGGTGGCAGCACGGAGGTATCTGTATTTGAGCCGAATCAAATCAAATTAACCTCAAATAATGCTCCGAGCGCGAGAGACGATATAAGGTATGCCTTGCCTGAAACCGATACCGCAGGGGAAAGCCTTTCGCGGGAGCAGCGAGAGTTCTTCAAGGACAGCAAGGTGGTTGATGATAACGGGCGGTTGCGTGTAATGTATCACGGCTCGAATGCAGAATTTTCTGTGTTTGATGAGAGCCGCATATCATCAACAACAAAACGGTACATGGCAGGCTTTTACTTTACTGCTGAAAAACGTGTAGCCGAGAAGTGGAGCCGATACAGGGCAAGAACACAGGGAGGTAGCCCCGCTGTTTTTGAGGTTTATTTGAACATAAAAAACCCGCTTTATCTTACAGAGCAGGAGTACAAAAGGCTTGGTTACGATGAAAAGTATAGGGAAAGTGTCGTAAATCAGCTTTTTGAAAATCAGAATGACGGTATTTTAATATCTCCCGAGCAAGAACGCATTAGCGGTTTGTTTGAGGATAGCTACAATTATGAGCTTGACGACAGTGTATATTATCAGTCCGAAAGATACGGAATAACTGATAAGGAGTACGCATGGTGGTTACTGCGGGCGGTACAAAACCCTGATTTTACGTCAACGCAGGCTGCCGTGCTCCATGCCGATCAAGTTAAGCTGGTTTCAAACAAACAGCCAACAAGCAATGCTGATATGCGTTTTGCACTATCCGACAGCGTAGTAAACGTCGATAGCGCAAACGAAACGGCGGCGTGGACATCGGAGCGCGTAACAGACCTCATAGAACGCTATGGGGCAACAAACCCGCGCTACACGCAGGCATATGCGACGTGGATCAACCCTGCGGACTTCGTAAAAGCAACGACGGTCAATCAGACGCGCCGCAATCAGATTTATGATGAGGCGGGCAATCTCGATATTGACAGGCTATCACACGAGACGCAGACGCCGTATCTCTCCGTAGACTATGAGACTATGCGCATTGTCGGGCACGAGGGCAGGCACCGTATGGCTGCGCTTGCAAAAGCAGGCGTAAAGCGTGTCGCGGTGGCGATTCGCTTTACAGAAAGTTCTTTGAGCAGGTACGACGCGCGCATTATGGACGGCGAGCACAAGCTCAAAGGGCAGACATTCTCATCTTGGGACGCCGACGCGCAGCGCGTGAGAACGCGCACGAGCCACAATTCCGCTGCCGTCGGAACGCTTGTACCTATCAACGCGGCGTATTCGGCGCAGCTCTCCGAGTTCACGAGCGAACGCGGGGTGCGTTTCGCCCTTGACAGTTCCGAGGACGGGAACGCGCAGACACGCGGCAATTATTCCGTCGGGCAGAGAGCCCGCTTTGCCGCGAATAATACGGGTTTGCGCGTATATACCAAAGCGGAGGCGGCGGAGGTCATCAACTCCATTATTGAGGAGCGGCTCGTATTCGAGGAAATCGGAATGCAGGGCGAGCTGCGCGGGAAAGACAGGCAGGCAGTCGTTGACTATCTGTTCCAAAAGCTCAACACGGTAAAGGAGGGCTATCGCGGCGGAGTTGCGCTGCGTATCGCCGATTACATGATTGAGCATACCGTCCTTACGGATATGTATGTGGAGAGCAACGGGGAAGTCTCCGAGGCAATGCGCAAGCTGTCTGTTCTGCGTCGGTATATGCACAAAATCGACCTGCGGCACATTCAGGACGAGATACAGTACAGGTTTGATAAGAGAAACAGTATCAACCTCGTGTGGGGAGCCAAAGAGGGCGGCATTGCGCCCGATACTCTCCCGCAGCTTTTAGCCGATGAGGGTATTTTCATTGACGCGGTAAATGAGGCAGACTGTTTCCTGCAAATGGTCGAGATGTATGAGGACGCGCGGGCGGCGGTCAACAACGCAACCGAACAGGTCATGCTCTCGACATACGGCGACGCTCGGACTATCAAAAACCTGCGGCAGCAGATTGCCCGCGACGTTCTGAACGCTTACGAGCAGAAAGGCAGAAAGTCGAAGTATGCAAAGCTCGTCGAGAAGTACACGAAACAGATCGCCGAGCTCAAACAGCGGCTGCGTGAATCGAACGCCAACAATAGACTCATCAATAGCATTGTGGATCAGGCGCAGAAAATGCGCGACCTCAAACTCGGCACGTTCCAAAATGCAACGCAGTACGATACCGAGATTTTCAGGAGCTCGATTGAAAAGCTCGGAAAAATCAAGTTCAGGGGCAACTTCAATATCGCGGGCACTCGTAAAATCATGGCCGACCTGCGGACGTGGTACACAAAGGACAACCCGCTGCTTGCCAATACCTATGAGCAGGGCATAGCTGATATGCTTGACGAGGTGGCGAACGGTAAAACAAATAACTACACGAAACGCGAACTGCAATCTATTCGCAATATCATGGCGTACTTTACGAACTACGTCGAGCACTTCAACAAAGTATATCGTCAGGGCAGGTGGGTTGACGCTGTACCCGAGGCAACGCGGTACATCGACATTCTGCACAGGAACGAGGAGCTCAAATCGAGTTGGTTTATGCGCAAGGTGGGTACCTCGTACTTACAGACTTTCGGCGATCCCATGTCAGTTATGCGTCGCATGGATAGGTACGAGAGCGGTTTCTATACCGAGAGTTTCACCGAGCTGCGCGATTCCAAAATTGACGCCGAGATTGCCAAAATGCAGCTCATGGAGGAATACGAGGCGTTCCTGAAAAAGAACAAGAAGTATCTCGCGCAGGCTACCAAAGAAACAGTACAATACCGTGGCGTGGAAATACCGAGAATGCAGCTTATCAGCTTGTACATGACGCTCAAACGTCAGCACGCGCAGGCGGGGCTTGCAGAAAACGGCTTCGGCTTTTGGAACGCACAAGATCAGCGCGTGCGCGTGGACGGCTTTGCAAAGGGTATTACGGAGGAAAGCGAACTGCGCGCCGCTGCCGTGGAAGAACAGGCAAGAATCGCGGAGCTTTTGACGGAAACGGACAAAGAGTACATAGCGATTTTGGAGAAAGGGTATCAGGAGGCGGGACGGCTCAAAGCAGACCGCGATATACAGCGTCTCGGCTTTACCAACGCCACGGAGGACTACTACTACCCGATCAGGCGCGGAAATATCGCAAAGAACGTCGATAGCGCGGAAATGCAGGCAGAGCTCGACAGAATCAGCAATGCCTCGTTTAACAAGGACACGGTGCGCGGCGCAAAGCAGGAGCTCTTTATAGAATCTGCCGACGCGGTGTTTAACCGCCATGTGCGCGGCGTTGTACAGTATGCGTATATCTCGCCCGCCATTGAGACCTACAACAAGCTCTATAACTTGGATATTGCAGGTACTCCGAATAAGCCTGTAAGCGTATCGACGGAGAGTGCGAATGTATGGAAGCAGGGCAACGACTATTTCAAAAAGCTCATCACCGATATTCAGGGAATTTCTCCTGTTTCTTCGGAGGGGCGGGCGGTTTTGTCCTTTATCCGTGGCAGCTATGCGAAGTTCCAACTCGGCGCAAACCCGAAAGTGTGGGTAACGCAGTTGTCGTCCCTGTTCGCCTCGTCGAGCTTGCTTGACGCAAGCAGCATTACGCGCGGCATGACGGTATCGGCAAAAGACGTTGATACTTATTGCCCGCTTGCAAAGCTGCGCGCGCAGGACAATACGGCTGCTATGGCGCAGGGTGTCCTTGACAAAGTAGGCAGAATTTCAAACGTGCTCATGGCTCCTATCGGAAAAATGGATAGGTTTGTTGTCCGCCGCCTGTTCGGTGCTTGTCAGGTGCAGGTGCAAAAGGACGGCGGGGCGAAAATCGGTACAGAGGCAAACAAGATAGAGGCGGGCAAGCTGCTGAAACGGGTTATCCTTGAAACGCAGCAGAACTCCCTCGCAACGGAACGCTCTGCCGCAATGCGTTCGGGCAATGAGATCATGCGCACGCTGACGATGTTCTCTGCGGACAGCATGAAAGTCATCGGTCGCGTCATTGACTCGGTGGGCGAACTTTCCGCCTTGAAAGCAAAATTGCGCACAACGACAGACGCGGAAAGCCGTGCTACTTTGCAGACGCAGATTAAGGCGGCGCGCAGAAATGTACGCAAGTCTTTGACCGCGCTTGCAACCTCTGCGCTGTTCATGGCAGCTATTGCGCAGCTCTTTAATTGGCTGTACAACAAAGACAAGGACGATGACGAAACGGCGGCGCAGCAGGTGCTCGTGGACTTTGTGGGGAACTTGCTCGGCGGGCTTCCGCTCGTGCGTGATATTTATTCGCGCATTGCAGAGGGATATTCCGTTGATAACTATGCCTACTCTGCCCTTAATGACCTGCTCGACAGCGCAGTCAATCTGTTCGATACCGTCGGTAGCCTTGTTTCGGGCGATGAGAGCAATTCAAAGCTGACCGCCCGCACGAAAAACCTGCTGTATTCGCTTGGGCAGTTGACGGGCATTCCGACGAGAAACCTCTACAACGTGTTCTACGGGCTCACAAAGCGAATCAGTCCGACGACGGCGTATAAAATCGACGAGGCGTTCTATGCGAAAAACTATGTAACTGACCTCAACAAGGCGATTGAGAGCGACGATACGGACATGATCTCCATGCTTACGAGCATTATTTTCGGCGAGAGAATGGGAAATGCGACCATGAGCGCCGCCGTGCGCAACAAGTTCGTTGACCTGTACTCGAAAGGCTATTCCGTGCTGCCCCGCAGCATAGGCGATACAATCACCTATGGAGGTGTTGAAATTCCGCTTACGGACGAGGAATACAGTCGTTTCAGGGCGATTTATGCGCAGTCCATGAAAGACATCGAAAAAATGGTGAATAGCGGCACGTTCAGCGTACTCTCGGAGGAAATGCAGGCAAAAGCCATAAAGCAGGTGTATGACGCATATTATTATGACGCGCTCTCTGATTTGGTGGGCGTGGACGAGCGAACGACGGTTGGAGAGCTGTCCGAATGGATAGACATGAGCAAGCTCTCCGTGGTGTTCACAGGGCTTTCCGATATAGAGTCGGACAAGAACTCAAACGGCGAGACGATTGCGGGCTCAAAGAAAAAGAACACGGTCAAGTACCTGCTCGGGCAAAACCTTTCAGACGGCGAGCGGCTGCTGATCCTTTGCTATCGCGGATATTCCATTCAGGACGGCGATTATAAGGGGTACACGGCAAAGCGTGCAAAGCGCATACTGTTGCAGTACATCTTGAAACTGAACGGGACGCAGGCGGAAAAGGCTGCGCTCGCCGAAAAATGCGGGTTTACCGTCCGAAACGGCAGAATTATCAGAGATTTTTAGGCATTCTTTTGGTACTATGCCAAAACTATTGCCATTCTTCGATGAATATGCTATACTGATAATGACACACAACGAAATAGAGTTACAGGGCTACATCTCGGCATAGGTGTATCCTTTATATCCCTGTAACTTTCAGGTTGTGTAGCAACAATTAAGGGGTACATTCCAACACTATGCAGGGCGACTCCTTAATGGAGCCGCCCTTAACTTTTTTACCCGACAGGGAAAGGAGCCTATGCTATGACGACAAGAGGGAAAAACAGGATCGCTGCTATATTTTGCACAATCGCAATGCTCATTAGCTTTACTTTTATATTAACGGCTTGTGGGGCAGAAGATCAGAAAACATATACAGTAACATTATGGTCTGAAATTAATCCTTATCGGTGGGAAGATAAGCATACCGCGGGGTGGTTTCTTGATTTTCCTGCTGCATACAAAACAGTGGAGGTTGCGGAGGGCAATATACTGGGGAATATTGAACTTCCCGACGGAGCAGACGAGCATTTTTTAGGGTGGTTTATTGATAAAAACTACACACTGCAATTTAATCAGTTTGTTGATCCCGTGAAAGCGGATATTACTCTATATGCAAAATGGGACGATGAAAGATAGGGACGAAGATGTTTTATACCTATGAAGTAACGGCTCCAACTAAAATAAAATCAGTAAAAACTTACAAAAAGCGAGTGTATGAAATAACTCATGGACAGATAAAAAATGTGGTGATAAAAGAGCGATTTATTCACCCGTTTTTTTGGTTGCTTGCTATCTTTTTCATTCCCTTGTCCGTGGTTTATCTTTTTCTGTGTCTCTGTGAAATAGTTGTTGATACCATACTGTTGCCCTTATCTTGTGTTCCTTATTTGCGCGGGGTCGCTGTTTTTGTTAGCATTGTCGTGTGGAGCCTTTGTGTATGTGTAGGGTGTATTTCAATCATTCCGATGACATACGATTTGGATTATTGCCCGAAAAAAAAAGCGAAAAAGGCAAGCGCTGATAATTCAACAATACAGGTACGGAATGAGATAGTCTCAAAGCAAATGAACATTGCGGCAGACCTATATATACGTTATGGAGCCATTAGCCGTTTTGATGATGATATGGGGGTACTGTGTGAGGAGTACACAAATATATTGTCAGACGGAGAAAATGCTTACGGTATCAAGGGGTTTTATTTTGGAATAAATAATTATAATTTAAGCTCTGCGGAAAGAAAGTGCATTGCAATGAGTATGTATTATTTATTCGATTTGTCAGATATAAATTATTCCAAAGATAAAGTCATCAGTGTGGTGTCGCAAATAATATTTAATGAAACTTACACATCTAAATCTATTTTTGATTCAGTATCGTGGTTGGAGGTTAGATTAGCCTTAATTGAAAAGATAAAGGGCTTTGTCGAATATCATATTTGAGGGCTGTACGAAAACCGTACAGCCTTTTTTATGGCGTCATGATGTACTGTACCCCCGTTTTTTAATATAAATTGCGACTAAACGGCGTTTAATCTATGTTATCATAGATAATAGGAGGTGCACAAACAGATGTTGAGCATAACGCCTGCTGTGAAATCTGATATTACGCATATCGTTTGTCCTCATTGCAAAGAGAAGCTCGCCCGCGTCGGTTTGCATAAAAGCAGCAAGATTGACGGGTTGACGTTCAAGTGCAGGAAGTGCGGCAAGCTGTGGAATGTGAAAACTGAATAGCTTGTGCGAATGCACAGTAAACATTATTTTGTGCCAAAGTCCCGAGAGACAGAGCCCTATTCGCCAAAGGCGGTGGGGCTTTTTTGTTTCTCAAAAATTCTTAAAAGGAGGAGACAGCTTTTATGAAACCGAGCAGAGATAACAGGTTTGCCACGAACAAAGGCGGCATTATCAAGGCACCCAAGTCCGTGGGCTCCGATTCGCCAAAGGCTACGGTCGTAAAGGGTAACGATCTTCGGAGCGGGAAAAAGAGCGGCAAGAAGTAATCTATCTCAAAAAATTTGAAAGGAGGAGCAGACGATTATGGAAAAAGAGAAGAATATCGACCTCGACGAAAAAGAAAAGGGCGGCGTTCAGGGCGAAGAAGCTGACGACGATACCGAAAAGGACGACGAGTTCGAGTATGATGACGACGGGAATATCATTATTCCCGACGTAATCGAGGACGAAGATCAGGACGAGGACGGCGACGATGACGCCGCCGATACCGATGACGACACGGACGACGAGGACGAGGGAGAGGACGGCTCCGATGACGAGGATAAGGAGACGCCGAAACCCGCGGCTGAACCCGAGGGCAAGGACGAGAAAGACGCGCAGATCGAGGCTCTCCAAAAGAAGCTCGAAGCGCAGGGCAAGGAGTACGAAGCCCTGAAAGCTCAAAGCGCGGACACGCTCGCCAAGCTGGGTGTAAAGTCGGACAATGTGTTGGAGGGGCTCGAAAAGGTGGCTGCCGAATCGGACGATATGTCGCTTGACGATTATCGGAAGAAAAAGGCAGAGAGTCAACGTGAGGACGCTGCGAGAAAGCTCTATCAGCAGGCTGAATTTGAAAAGAAAATGCAGTCTGACTTTGCAGAGATACAGCGCGAGTTCCCCGAAACCCGAGGTCTGAAATCTCTCCGCGAGATCGAAAATCTCGCAAAATTCGGGAGGTTTAGGGACTTGGGACTGTCCCCGAAAGAAGCGTATGCGGCGGCAAACCCCGACAGCGTGCGCAAGAGCGTCGCGGCAGCGACGAAACAGCAGTCGTTAAACGAAACGAAAGCTCATCTGAAATCTGCCGTGCCCGCAGGCTCCAAAGATGACGGGATCGCTATCTCAAAAAAGGAGCTCAAAGAGTGGAGAGACCTGTTTCCGAATCTGTCGGATAAGGAGATCAGCAGACTCTACAAAGAATCAGCAAAAAAATAAAAAGGAGATTTTTCTATGTTCAAACTCATCAAGATAGAGAACGCGAGAATGAACGTGCCCGAGCCCGTTTTCCACGAAGTAACGGAGGACGAGGCGGTGGTTATGGGCGAGGCTCTCGTTCTCACGAACGGTAAGCTCACGAAATGCGGGGCTACGGTAAAGCCCGAGTTTATCGCTATGGCAGACTGCGCGGCGGACGCGGCAAAGCGTCTCATTCCCGCTGCGCGCGTGGAGCCGAATCAGCTCTACGAGGTGCCCGTACAGGCGGCTCCTACGAGCCTCGTTGAGGGCAGCAAAGTAACCCTGCACACGGACGGCTTGCGGGTAACGGCGACGACCACGAGCGGTGTTGTAACGGTTGAAAGCCTCAACGGTGCAGCGGCGGCAGGCGATACTATCGTCGTCAGAATCGTATAAAGGGAGGTACAGACAACAATGTCGAATTTCATTTACAGCGCAATGTCGGGCAAGAACGATCCCATGTTCGGAAAGTTCGAGCACCCGATCAAAGCACTCATCGAGAACGAGTCGAACATCTGCGAGAAGCGCAAGACCATTCTCGATACTCTTTTCAACGTGGAGAAGTCCAACAGATACGCCGAAACGATCATGGGCGAGTCTGATTTCTCTACGTTCATGAGCAAGCAGGAAGGTCAGGGAGCCGAGAACGACAACGTGGAGCCCACGTTCAAAAAGACTATCGAGCACATCGAGTTCGCCAAAGAGTTCACCATTACCCGAAAAATGGCGGACGACGCGAAGTTCGGTATCGGTGCCGACATGAAGAACAAACCCCGCAAGTTCGTCCGCGCCTACTACAATACGCGCGTCAAAATCGCGGCGCAGGCACTCATCAATGGCACGAACAAGACGATGACGTTTAACAAGGCAAAGGTCGATCTGACCTGTGCGGACGAGCTCGCCCTGTTCCACAAAGCGCACCCGTATTTCACCGACAAGATGAAAGGCAAGACGCAGAGCAACTATTTCTACGGCGAGATCACAGGCTCCGCGGGCGTGCTTGAAGAATCTCTCGGCGTTCTCGCCAACAAGGTGAGGAACTTCAAGGACGAAAACGGCGAGGTCATGGAGTACGTCGCCGACATCGTGGTCGTTCCCTGCAACCGCCCGAATCTCGAAAACATGATGAAGAAAGTCATCGGTTCCGAGCGCACGGTCGGCAGCGACTACAACGACATCAACACGCAGTACGGCAACTGGACGCTCGTCGTGCTCGACGGGTGGGAGACGACCGATGACAGGTTCATGGTTATGTCGAAAGAGGCAAACGAAAACCTGCTCGGCAATATGTTCTACAACCGAGTCCCGCTCGACATCACGAGCGACATCGACAAGCACACCCGCAACTACTTCTGGAACGGGTACTGCCGTTTCGGTGTCGGCTTCAACACATGGAAGCACATCGCCCTCGCCGTGAACGCAACGTCCCTTTCCGACGCAACCGCGCTTTGAGACAGGTGCCGCGGGAGGTAGGTCATGAACGTAGCTGAACTCTATTTACAGACTGCGCAGCTCGGGTTTGAGACCACTCTCGAAGATAGCGACAGGTTTTACTTCGCGGCAAATCGTGCGCTTTTGCAGGTCTGCAAGGTCAGACCTGCAATAAGGCATTGCCTCATCAATCATAAACCGCTTGCAAACCTGATAAGGCAGGACACCTTTTTGCCGATTGAGAAAATCGAGGATATTACTTATGAGGCGGAGGGGGCAAAAGCGTATTACTTCGAGGCGGACGGCAACGGCGTTCTGTACCTCGAAGAATACATTGCGGGCGCGGGGGAATGGCGCATTTTCGGCGAGATTCCGCTGCAATCAAAGCAGATTTTCGTGCCGTATAGGGGCTTTATCAAAAAGCAGGGCGCGTTTGTAAGCGGTCGTATTCGGTTGCGTTTTGCGGGAGAGTATCTGTATTCCGTGAAAAACGTCGCGCTGTATCAGTATCTGTACGGTGGCGAAGTGGCAGACATTCCCGCATACGAGGCTTATACGCGGTATGACGTGAAAAAACTTGTTTCCGACTTCATGGCTCTGTGTAGTCCGCCTATCAGAGAGGAGGAGGAAAACACCCTGCTCAATCAAAATTACGAGCAGGAGGGCGACAGTATCATTCTGCTGCCCTATGACAAGCGCGGAGTGTACAAGGTGCTTTACGAGCACCGACCGACCGCGATTGAAAATACGGGCGCAACGACGGAGGACACGCAGGAGCTCGATCTTGATGATGAGCTCTGCTCGCTTATGCCGATACTTGTTGCTGCGTATGTTTGGATCGAGGACGAGCCCGAGAAGTCCGAATACTACATGAGCCTTTACAGGGAACGTGTACAGGAGATCGTGCTCTCTCACAAAGATACCTCGCCCGTTTTGATTAAAAACGTGAACGGGTGGTAAGCAACATGGCATACAAAACGAGTAAAAACCTATTGACCGAAAAGGACGTCTATAATCGTTATTACGGCGATTTCCGCGGCGTGGACTTTTCAAGCGATCACACGCAGGTACACGAGCGGCGTCTTGCTTACATGGTCAATATGTTCAAGGACTATCAATCGGGGCAGGGGCAGGCAATCGAGACTATCGCGGGTTTCAGGCGGCGCGTTGTGCTGCCCGAGGCGAGCGAGATTTACGGTATTTTCAATTTTGCGCACAAAGACGCGGAGGGGAATACCGTTACAGACGTGCTCATTCACGCGGGCAACAAGCTGTATCTGTGGGCGAATTACCCGAACACGGTAAACGTCGTTCTTACAGACACAATCGAGGTGCCTGCTCCGACTTCGACAACAAACGGCACCCATACGTTCAAACAGACGCTTTCGGAAAACATCGTCGAGGTCGTCTCCCTCGCCACTATCAGCGGCGACGATTTGACGCCCACGATGAGCTACGATCCTGAAACGCGCGAGCTCACCTATGCAAGCAGCGTGCTTGCCGAGGGCGAGCGTCTCACGATGACGTATAAAGAGGGTGTCATCAAGACGCAGGACGCCCTTTACAGCGATATGAACAATCGCAGAAGTGCGTCCTTTATTTTCAACAACAGACTGTACATCATCGACGGGAAAAACTATCTTTTCTACGACGGCGAGACGGTCAACAAGGTAGTGGATAGCGCGTATATCCCGACGACGTACATCAACATCGTTCCGAGCGGTACAAATGCTGACAACGGCACGGAGTACGAGCAGAGGAATATGTTGCAGCCGAAGTTCAAGCATACGTTTATTGCCGACGGGACGACGACGGACTTCTACCTGAACGAAAACCTGCTCGATGAGGTGTCCGAGGTCAAGGTGTACGGCGTCGTAAAATCGGCAGGAACGGACTATACGGCAGACCTTGCAAACGGCGTCATCAAGTTTACGACTGCGCCCGCAAAGCCGCAGGACGTCGTGCAGGTCGCGGGCGAGGACGGCGCAGAGAACGTCATGTACCCCGAATTTTATGCGGGCATAGAGGTAACGGCGAAAAAGACGTACACGAGCGTTTCGGGCGTAACGGAGGAGGCGGATAACATCGCGGCTCTCATCACGGAGTGTACGCTTGCAGCGATCTACGATAACCGCGTATTTCTTTCGGGAAACCCGAGTTATCCGAATCACGTTTTTTACTGCGGCAGGAACAGCACGGGCTTTGCCGATCCGTCGTATTTCGGCGTTCTGAACTATATGCAGGACGGCGTGGGAATATCACCCATTACGGGCATGGTGGTCGTTGCCGATACGCTTATGGTGCTGAAAGGCGACACGCAGCAGGACGGCTTGACCTATTTCCATACGGCGACAGATTCAGGCAACGACATACAGCCGCGCATATACCCCGCGCAGCAGGGGTTGAGCGGATCGGGCTGTCTCGGTGCTTGTATCAACTTCTTGGACGATCCCGTGTTCGTTTCCCGCCTCGGCGTCGAGGGCGTCGGTCAGCTATCCGTTCGCTATGAGCGCGCGGTCGAGCACAGATCAAGCCTCATCGACGCAAAGCTCGTCAACATGAACTTGGAGACGGCTGTCTTGGAGGAGTGGAACGGTTACCTGCTTCTGCTCGTGGACGGCAACATCTTTATGGCAGACAGCAGGCAGCGGTACACGCACGACATCGGCGTCCCGCAGTATGAGTGGTATTACATCGAGGGCGTCGGCGTGTACGACGGGCAATATACCGAGTACACCTATGCAACCTCCGTTTTCGAGGAGCTACAAGGTGCGTCCGTGCATTATTGCACAAAGTGCAAGAAAGGCGCGAAGTATTGCACCTGCGGAAACGACGACAACATCGTTGAGCTGCCCATACGCCTTGCGAATGCCGTTTATTACGCCGATACGAACGAGACGAAAGACCTTACGGGAACGGTCGTAAACGCGCCCGACGACAGCGGGAACGCGACGACGGAAGTATTCGACGAGGGCGTTACCGTTCAGATCGGAGACGAGAACTATACGCTCGGCGTGTACTTCACCGTGCACGAGGTATATGACTTTTTCACGGGCGATTTGACGGGCTACGAGGCGTATCTGTGCGAGGGTAAAGGCAATCATATCGGTGGCGTATTCCGTAAGGCAACGACCGTCAAGAGTATGTTTGACAACATCTTTTTCGGCACGGAGAACGGCGTCGTCTGTTCGTTCAACTTCGATATGCGGAACAGTCAGGGCGAGATTCCGAGGCAGTATTATACGTTTGACGAGCGGACGATTTACAGCGGGTGCGCAACAAAAATGGACTGCTGCGACATTCCGCACCTCACGAAAAGCACGATAAAAAAATCGACAGTCATCAAGACAAAATCGTTGAGCTCGTCCGCGGCAAAAATCAAGGTCAGGACAAACCGAAAGGCTTACGAACAGATCGCGCGTATCAACAGCAGCCTGTTCTCATTCGACGACATGGACTTCACGGACTTTACGTTCAATACGACGGAGCAAAGCCTGTTCGCAATCAAGGAAAAGGAGAAAAAGTGGGTTGAAAAGCAGTATTACATCTATTCCGATGAATACATGAAGCCGTTTTCTCTGTACTACGTCTCTTTCCGCTATCGTGTTGTCGGACGGCTCAAAAATTAAAGGAGGCTACATACATGAGTCTGAAAAAACTCTCGAATATAACTCCTGCGGAGCTGAAATCGAAAGGCGTTGTTTCGCTTGCGGACAAACCGAACGCGGCGGCGTCTTATGGCGTCGGCGGCTTATCTCCGACCGCGCTCAAACTTTGGTTCGATCAGTTGAGCAAGCTGCTCGCCGACAAAATCAACGCCATTCAGGACGCATTGAGCGGGGATCAGGCGGCGGAGTATATCAAGCTCATACTTACGGGGCTTGACGACAGCAACGAGTCGGGCGAGTATAGCCTGCAAGACCTCTGCGACGCTTTCAAAGACGGCAGGTTCGCGGAGTATTTGCAGCTTTACGGCTCCGCCGCCGCGGAGAATTTGAGCTCATTGCAGGCAATCGTCAATGCCTTTGCGTTGGATATAAGCGAAACAAAAGAAACCGCAGACGCAGCGAAAGAAGCGGCGGAGACCGCCGAAAACAACAGGATCACCGAAACAGCGGTTGAGTATCAGGAGGGGACGAGCGGGACGTCCGCGCCGACGGGCGCGTGGTCGTCGGCAATTCCTGCCGTGCAAGAGGGGCGTTACTTGTGGACGAGGGTTACACTCACTTTTGCAAGCGGCAGTACGGCTGTGTTCTATTCCGTCGGAAAAATCGGTGCGCGGGGCGACGACGTTTACAGTTTTGTCATCAGGGACGGCAATCTGATTCAGGTCAAAGCCTCGGCTGCGGACGATAATGTACAGTACGGCATTGATGAGTTCGGCTATTTGAGCGTAAAAATCAATTTTTAAGGAGGGCACAAAATGCCAAGCACAACTCTTAACTTGGGACGAGTAAAAGGCTCCATGTGGTACACGGGAACGGCGGACAGCAATGTTGACATCGCCTCCGCGTTGACCTCCGCGGGCTATACACCTATCAAGCTCGATATGTACCTGAATACGAGCAACGGCAACGTCTATCAGTATGCGCCCGTGGACGACGGGCTGCAATGGACGCTGAAAGGAAACCTGCGCGGCGCAAAAGGCGAGGGTTTTCAGATCAAAAAGACCTACGCAAGCGTATCTGCAATGAATGCGGGATATGCAAACGACGGGCTTCCTGTCGGCAGCTTCGTCATGATTTCAAGCAATGTCGAGGATCCCGACAACGCAAAACTCTACGTCAAAGGCGAGACCGCCTATACGTTCGTTACGGACTTTTCGGGTGCGCAGGGTATCAAAGGCGACACGGGCGACAAGGGCGATAAAGGCGATACGGGTACTGCCGCAACGGTCTCTGTCGGCACCGTAACAACGGGAGCCGCAGGTTCGCAGGCGTCCGTTACAAACGCGGGCAGCGCGAACGCCGCCGTCCTGAACTTCTCTATCCCCAAAGGCGACAAGGGCGACAAAGGGGACAAAGGCGATACGGGAGACGCCGCCACAATTCAGGTCGGAACGGCTACGTCGGGCGCGGCGGGAAGTCAGCCGCAGGTAACGAACGGCGGTACGGCGCAGGCGGTCGTCCTCAACTTCGTTATCCCGAAAGGGGACAAAGGGGACAAGGGCGATAAAGGCGATACGGGCGAGGACGGCAAGACGCCTACGTTCACCGTAAATGCGAACGGCGAGCTCATCGCTACGTTCGAGTAAGGAGGTACAACTATGTCAGAGGTAAATCTTGGGCGCGTGCAGGGCGGCGGGATATTCTATTCCACGGCAAGCTCGGGAACGAGCATTGCAAAATCGACGCTTACGCCGACGGGACTTGTCCCGCTTGTCGGAGATTGCGTCGTGTTCCCGAACGGAGACCTGCGCAAAATCACCGCGGTAAGCGGCACGAACGTAACGTGTGGGAACGTCGCCGCGAACTTCAAGGGCGACAAGGGCGATACGGGCACGACAAGCTCGATTGTCAAAACCGCCGCAGAATGGGAGAGCCAAAACCCCGTTCTCGGCGCGGGCGTGTTCGGGTACGATTCCACAAATAAAATAATCAAAGCGGGCGACGGAACAACGGCGTGGAAAACATTGCCCACGCTGCTTTCGACCGATTTC